AGTGAGCTACCCCTAGCTCATAGTGAGCTACCCCCCCTAGCTCATAGTGAGCTACAATACAACCTAGATAACAACCTAGATAACAACCCTTCCTCAATTCCACTCTCAACAGAGGAGAGCAATGAAGAGGTCAATGGAGAGTTTGACGGGCTGATTAATGAGCTCGCAGAAATGACCCACTGTTCTTTAGACGAAGCGAGAGACCGAGTTGAGCATTACGCCTCTGTACGCCAGCTGAGCCCGTTGGATGCTTTGAAGGCAATCAAGAACATGACCGCAAAGATGAGGAGAGCAAGATGAGTGAGATGATTAGATTAGGATCAGCTGAGGAGTGGGCATCAATCAGAAGCCAGCTGAAAGACCTTCAAGCCACCTACAAGCTATTTAGGCGAGATGAGCCACCTAGAGAGATGTTAGACTTTACTCACCTCACTCACTCCAATCTAGAGGATCAAGGGTGGATTGACGAAGCAGCTCCACGCCTCACAGTCAAAGAGATTCCTCTCTGTGGTCGATGTGATGACGGCTGGCTAAGAGTGCCCGAGACGCGCCACACAGTGAGGCTGTGCCCTTATTGCGAAGTACCAAGACGAAACGCTAAGCGCCTCAATAAACTCTCTCTTCCTGCTGACGCTATAGGGATGAGTTTGTCTAAGTATGAGTGGGACAGCCCGGCGCAACAGCAGTTGATTCTCTCTATGCTCGCCCACCTCTCAGGCTCAGAGGTAAAGCCTCATTGCCCTTCTGCCTATATGTGGGGGCCTCCTGGCAACGGCAAAACCTCCTTACTCTACAGCCTTGCTAGGTGGGGATGTTTTCAGGGATTGCGCGTACAGTACACCACACATACTCGTATTATGAACGGCATCAAGGAGAGCTTCAATGACTCGAAGAGACGCGAGGCCCTAGCGGGTTGGCTTGACCGCACTGATCTTTTATTGCTCGATGAGCTAGGAGGATTAGGAGGTAAGGCCAATATGACTTCATGGTACACATCGACGACAACAGAAATTATCGGCACGATTTATGAGCGTTGGGCTGGTGGGAAGCTTGGAGTAATCATCACCTCTAATCTTAACCCGTCAGAACTAGCGCGCCTATTCGATCGTAATGCCGCCGTGCTCTCTCGCTTGCGCTCGATGTTCGGCTCGCCGCTTCAGATGGTTGGGCCTGATCGCCGGATCACGGGCAATGAGCGCCTCTCTGAATGGGGCCTGTGATCAGCTTACGAAGTCTTGGGCATAATAGCAGGTGCACATCACCACGCGACCAATAGCGTTAACTCGATAGCTCATCAAGGCTGTTCCTTCTTCACACAGCCTGATTCTGTGGCGCTGAAATCGGCCTTGTTGGTAGCTAATCTCGATGACCTCAATCAATCCTGTGGGGCAGCTCCAAGCCCAACGGCCTGAGCCATCCAGCCAAAGTGAGGTCATTAACTCAACCTCACTTCCTACATCAACAATCTCAATCTGAATCGCGGTATCATTCAGCTGAAAGTCATCAATCATTCCCTTGCCTCCTTGACTGCGTGTCTCATTTGTGTCACATTAACTCATGGTTGGATTTACCACAAGGCGAAGATATGGACGCCTTCAAGAGATGGGTTTTGGAGGCGCCCATATCACTAGGGGATTTTTTAATGACCGTAAGAAACAAGGTGTGTCACGTGCGCCTCAGTTGCGCTGAAGCTAGCTTCGTGGACTCAGAGGCCATGCGGCTAGGTGCCAATCGCTCTGATGTTATTCGAGCGCTGATCTCGTTACTTTGGGAAGCGAGGAAGAGCAACGGAGAGCTCACCACTAGACTAGAGAGAGAACTGAGCCATTATGATTAACTCAATTCAGCTGCTGGGGAATCTGGGCAAAGACCCGGAAATTCACACAACGTCAACCGGTCAAAGCTACTGCTACTTTTCTTTAGCCACTAACTCATCTCGTCAAGTTGATGGCGCTTGGGTCACAGACACAGAATGGCACAGCGTCAAGCTGTGGGGTAAGTCTGCAGCTAGAGCGAGCGAGCAACTTAAGAAAGGCGCTCGCTGTTATGTTGAAGGCAAAATATCAAGCTATGAGGTAGACGGCCAAAGGCGAGTTGAGATCAAGGCTTACAGCTTTAAGGCGCTAGACAAGCTTGATCACCTTCTCCCGCCAGATGGCCCACCAACCTATCAGCCGTCCGCCGGCTTTGGGTCATGGAGTGCGCCATGAAGAGTTATGAGAGAGACGTGCTAGAGCGACTGAAGGAGCTGTTAGAGCTAAGAGAAGAGATTCATGGGGAAGAGATGGTACGCCACAGCAGAGACCTCTATGAGCACATCATAACAACGCTGAACGCTGAAGAGAGGGCGCTCAACGATTTGACGGGGCGACCTCTGGAGAGCGATGATGAACCCTAATAAAATCACTTTCGACACAATCCACGCGAGCGCGCGATGACCATTTCTCAAGAGAGGCGCGAGGAGCTCCTAGATAACTTGCGTCAAGGTATGTCAATCAGGGCCGCTTGCGCTTTGGTGGGCATCAGTGAGCGAACCTATCAGCGCTGGCGGGAAGAGGATGAGGAGTGGGTGGAGGCAAGCGACCACGCCATCAGATTTAGTGAGCCCATCCTCATAGCGAGAATGAAGGCGCTCGCTGAAGAGAAGGGAGACTGGAGAGCTCATGCTTGGCTTCTTGAAAGACGGTTTCCTAAAGAGTGGGGGCCGCGCCAAGAGATCGAGGTGAATCAGAATATACAAGACGGTGGCGTTGGCTTGGTTCTCTCTATGATCGAGCAAACAGACCAAAGACTCAAACAGCTAACAGAGGAGAGGGACAATGAGCGAGATGCTACGAACAACACTTCTGCGGCAGTGGTCAATGCTGCACCATCACGAGAGGACTGACTATGAAGTTGAAGGCTCTTGGCGTGTGATCGCTGAAGAACCGGCGGATAACGGTTGGGAGAGGATCACCTTAGACCTAGTTGATATCGAGCTAGGAGCGCGAGTGATCAAGCGATACTCTGACCGACAAGGACGGGTTAGCTCTTCGGTGTGGGTTGCGACTGCGGAGGGGTTGAAGCCTTGTCGGGAGAGCTAGCGCTCAATCCACTTCAACAGGATTTGATAGCGCGTATCAGGAGAGAGGATAGGGTTATTTCAGCAAGGTGTGGATGGGGTGCTGGCAAGACATCAGCGCTCGTCTTCTCCATCCTCTTTATCTCCAAGTGGAGGCCGGGCACATCAACTCTATTGGTGACGGATACAAACCCGCGTTACAACAGCGTACTGATGCCTGAGATGGAGAAGTGGTTGGGCCCTTTGGGCTGGACATATAACCACTCATTGAGACAATGGCTTGACCCGTCAACCGGCTCAACTGTTTGGTGTCGGTCTTATTTCAGACCAGGAACCAGAGACGCCACACACAATCCTCTAGAGGGGCTGAATATCACATCAGGCTGTTGTTTGATTGATGAGTGTCAAACCCTGTCTGCCGAGGTGGCCCATAAGGCGTTAGGCCGTTTGCGCTCTGGCCCATCTCCCATCCTGATTCTGGTGGGGCTGCCTGTGGCTGATGCTTGGTGGGTTCAGCTCGCTGAGCAATCAGGCCTTGAGCCATTGCTTTACACCTCATACGTTAACCGCGCTCACCTAAGTGATGAGTGGTTTGAGGCTACTGAGCTACTGCCCAAAGAAGAACGAGAGGCAATGGTCATGAATCAGCCAAGGCCTCCTAGCGGCTTGGTGTATTCAGAGTTTAGGCCTGATGAAATGGTGCTCGATGATTGGGTCTATGATCCATCAATGAGTGGAAGGATTGCAATTGACTGGGGATTCCGAAAGCCAAGCGTTCTGATCTTCGCCCATGATCCGTTGTTAGGCGCTGACGTGATCTGTGCAGAGCTCAACCCCCATGAGGTAACCATAGAGCAATTGGCCCGTCTCATCCTGAGTGTTGCCTGGCCTCGATCGCTTAGAGATCAAGCGCCGGGCGATCGAATCTGGATTGATCAAGGTTGTGCCGATAAGGCCGGTAAAGCTCGCAATGACCAAACAGGAGCCTCAGCATTTAGAGCAATGAGAGCACCACCACCTAACGGCTTGGGGATACCGCTCAGATCGACCACTGACCCAATCAGGACTGACATTTTAAACGGCGTGCAAAAGCTGAAGCGCGCCTTCACTCGCAAGCAGTATTTAATCACGAGAGAGGTCTGGAGCTCTGGCGAGCGTGCGACGGGCAACAGCATCAGGAAGGCGCTCATGTCTTATGCTTGGGAGACCTCCAAGGAGCAACCCAAGAAGGATGGAAGAGAAGACCCACTTGACGCGCTGAGGTATGATTGCATCATGTTTCGATGGGCTGATGATCAAGCTGTTGATCAACGGCGGTATACGCGCTCCACCTCAAGACCTAAGACCAACAGGAGAGTGAGAGCAGGGAGCGCCAAGAGAGGACGCTTTTGACAGACCCGCAAATCATCTCTGAAGAGGAGCTCTATACAGAGCGGTCTTTAACCATAGTGCTCCTTGATCTTGTAAACTCAACGGGCTTTGTTTCGCGCTTCGGTGCTCAGCGTGCCGCGCGCTGGTTCCAATATCATGACCGTCTAACACGCTCTCTGCTATACCGCTTTAGGGGACGTGAGATTGACCGCTCAGATGGTTTCCTCTTCACGTTTGATCGAGCGGTAGACGCGCTCAACTTTGCGCTTTATTATCAACAGACAGTCCCGCCAAAGGTAAAGATCAAGGCTAGGGTGGGCGTTCACTATGGGGCAGTGGTGGAGGTTCAACAGCGGGAACTATTAGTCCTAGCCGGCGCCAAGCCAATTGAGGTGGAGGGCATCACAAAGAACATTGCCGCTAGAACAATGAGCTTGGCCCAACCGGACCAAGTGCTTTTGACTCGTGACGCCTTCTATCAAGTCCGGAATCGAGCGAGCTCAGAGACTCCCAAGGGAACGCGCTTTGCCCTAGTGGGACTCTACCGATTTCAGGGAGTGCGTGATGCTCAGGTGATTTATGCCGTGGGCTCAACGATTGAATCTCTGCAGCCTCCACCATCGAGCGATAAAGCCAAGAGGCTAGGAGGGCCACGCAAGATCAGATCAAGGTTGAGGCATAAGAGGTTGAGAGAATGGCTGGAGCTGATCATCATATTGCTCTCAGTGGCGGCCTTTGGCTATATCCTTTGGGTGATGTATCCCTATCTAAAATACAGAGTCCTTGAGTGGTGGAGGAGTAAGCCAGATGAATGAAGAAGACAAGAAGACCAAGCGTGGCTGGTGGTTCAGCGTCATCTTTCTAACACTGGTGATGGGGCTGATTGTGTTCTTGGCTCGCGTTGAGATCATTGAGAAAAACCGTGATGTGCTCATTGGAATCTTAGGCGTGCTGACTGGCTCCATCTCCTCCATGCTCGCAATAGCATCAGGGCGCGATCCGGCTGAGGTGGATGAATTAAAACAGGAGCTGAGCAAACAAGAGGCAGATCGAGCCGCGCTCATCGCTCGCTTGAGAGATGCTCACATCCACAGTCAACTGAAGAGTGATCAGCTCATGCAGCTACAGCTAGCAATGATTAAGGCGCTCACTCCTCTTGATGTTAAGGTGCTGAGTGAGGACATGGTTCAGCTCAATGAGCACGTTGAAGAGTGGTTGCCTAATGTTGAAAAAAGTGAAGAGTCAAGTTAGGATGGCTAGAATATGATAGGAGCGATCACATGACTGAGCGCAAAACACCACGTCACCTTAGAGCCACGTCGCCAAGATTTGGAGCGCGTGGCATTAGCGGCACACAGCTCAATGGAGGCGCTCTTTCAGTTGAAAGCAATCCTGAGCTGACCGGTCTCAATTGGGTGCAAGCTGCTGAGGAGATGCTCAGAACTGACCCGATAGTGAGGCGCTCTTGGCATATGCTGAGGCAGACTCTACTCAGTGCTACTTGGCGTTGGGAACCAGGCATAGAGGGTGATCTCATGGCTGAGGAGCTCGCCAGGTTCGCCAATGAATGCTGGGGGCTGGATGGCTACTCCGGACAGATGGAAAGCTCATGGGAGGAACAACTCTCTTATCTCTTTGAGTTTGTTCCCGTTGGTTACCGATACGCTGAAGAGATCTACAAGGTAGGGCCTGACTCAAACGGAGAGGTCAAGGTGTGGCTCTCCCACTATGCCGACAGAGAGCCAAGCGCTCACTCTCGCTGGCTTTCTCGTGATGATCAACATCTTGATGGGGTACTTCAAAACATGGTGGGCTCAGGCAAGACTCCTGAACCGATACCGGCCAATAAGCTAATTCTGTTAACGCTGAATCGAACGGGCTCAAACTTTGAAGGCGTGGGGATGCTGAGGCCTGTGTGGTGGTGGTGGCAGACCAAGCAGAGGGTAAGCAACCTCATGTGTGTAGGGCTCGACAGGTGGGCAGCTCCAACTCCAAAGGTGGTTGTTGATCGAGCAGTAGCCGAACAGATAGGTCTAACTGATGGCGACATTGACGCTATGATTGATGACGCCGAAGCTCAGGCTCAAGCCTTCATATCAGCAGAGCAGAGTTATCTGGTGGAGAACGCGGCCATCAAGTTTGATACATACGCGGCCCAACCGTCCATGTATGCAGACGGCCCAATTAACATCATAACCAAATGTGACTCTCAAATAGCGGCGGCCTTCCTCGCTCAATTCGCAGATCTCGGAAACACTGAAACAGGAGCGCGCTCAGTGGGAGAGATCCACCTCAGCATATTCAGGAGAGCGGCAATCAACCTATGTGATTTAGTGGCCGCTCAGGTGAGTGGGGCTGACCGCCGTGGAGGTGGAACTATTGGGCGCTTGGTTCGCTGGAACTATGGGGCCATTGATCCTTCCAAGCTGCCAAGGCTAACTCACACAGGGCTTGACACTGATGATCTAGCTGAGTCTTTAGCCATGTTACCTAACCTAGTTCAGTCAGGCTTGATCACTCCTGATGATGAGCTTGAGCGAGTGATTAGAGCGAAGCTTGGCGCGGGTGATCTCCCTGAAGATGCCCAACGTCCAGCGCTCTCACGCATCCCTTCGGCCGGTGGCGTCTCTGCTCTGGCCGAATCAATCAGGATGAGGAGGCGCAATGGTTAAGGCGATCAAGAAGAAGAGAACCAAAGCACAGACGCCAGCCAAGCCCAACGAGAGAATCAAGGGCAGTAGGGCAAACCCCAAGGGCTCAGCAAGCGGCTCAAGAGGTGGCGTTGAACTCAGCGCCAAAGTTATCAAGGCGTTAGAGAATATGCGAGATGAGCATAATGACGCCTTTGACCTAGGAGTCAGGAAGGTTAACCTAGGTCAGCTGAAGGCCGTCTACCGTCGAGGCGCTGGAGCCTTTAGCGTGTCTCATAGACCTGGCATGAGTCGGAACGGTTGGGCCATGGCAAGAGTTAGAGCCTTTCTCAAACTGGCTGGACGTGACCAAAGAAAGAAGGCTTACACCGGCGACCTTGACCTTTTGCCAGATGGTCATCCATCCAAGCCCAAAGACCAGAAGCGCTCAGAGCTCAACGCTAAGCGCTATTCACACATTGACTTCAACCCGCCAAAAGGAGCCCAAGAGGCCGGCCGAAAAGCGCTTGAGGTTCGAGAGAAGAAGCCAATCTCTCAGCGGGGTATGACTCCCGTTGGGATCGCTCGCGCTAGAGATTTGAGTAATGGCAAAGAACTCTCACCAGAGACCGTCAAGCGTATGCTGAATTACTTCACCCGTCATGAGGTCGACAAACAAGGATCGACTTGGGATGACCAAGGGAAGGGTTGGCAGGCTTGGCAAGGTTGGGGGGGAGATGCCGGTTACGCTTGGGCGAGAAAGATAGTTAAGCAGATGAATGCCGCAGACAAAAAAGCGCAAGCGCTGAGAGCATACTCAGAGACCTCCAACAGCCGGGCCACGTATGACCTACCCGAAGGCCTCACAATAGGACGCCCATTTAAAACCTTGAGCTTGGGTCAAGTCAGCTCAAGAATGAGCGGTGAGAACGTTGGTAAAGAGATCACCACCGAGATGCTCAGCGAGATGCTCAGAGTCTTCAGGGCTCGAAGAGAACAAGACCCCGTTGTGATCGACTGGCAACACGCCACATCCCCTTTTCAAGACGGGCCGCCAGCTCCTCCTGAAAGCGGTAACGCGCTAGGTCTTATCGCTGATCTGGAACTCAGAGAAGACGGCCTTTATGCTATCCCTGCTTATAATGAGAGAGGGCTCTCAGTTGTCACTTCAGCCGGTGGCGTGCTGTGGAGCTCTCCAGAATTTTTGGCAGGTGACGTTTACGACCGGTCAGGAGGTGAGAGGATTGGAGGCGCTCAACTGCTCGCCGTCACACTCACACCAAGGCCGGCCCAATCACATAACACCATTGACCGCGTTACGCTCAACGAAAGGCTAAGCGACATGGACAATCTAGAGACAATGGATCTTGATGACCTCAAGCAGCTTCTCATCGCTAAAGATGAGATGGTCAAACAGCTTGAGGCTCAGATCAAAGATATGAAGAGTGATGAGCAATCAAAGCTTTCATCAGGTGAAAACCTAGAAGAGAAGAGCGATGATGAAGACTCAGACAAGATGGCCGAAGACAAAGAAGAAGAGAAGATGATGGAGCGCAAGGAGTATAACAAGATGAGTGAGTCTCTCTCTCCTGCTCTGCTCTCTGAGATCAATGCTTTACGTGAGCGGAACTCAGACATGGCCAAGCGCCTTGAGATCATCGAGACAGAGAAGCGCGACATGGAGCGAGATACAGCAGTCAGCGCTTTGTTACGAGAGGGCAAGATTGATCCTTCTCAGAAGACTGTTGCGGGCAAGGCTTGGGAACTCAAAGAGGTTCAGCCTGAGTTCTGGCAGATGTTCAGCGAGCGGCCCGCCGGTCAAGCTGTGCCTCTCCAAGAGGTTGGTCATGGCGCTAGCGGTCGAGAGATCACACGTCAAACGCTCGACCAAGAAATCAAAAAGCTCGCTGCTGAGAAGTCAATCTCTTACTCAGAAGCGCTCACCACAATCAGGGCTCAACGGCCCGACTTTTACACCAAAGCATTTGGGGGCTGATCATGGCGAACACAGACAACATCTTGAGCTTTATCTCTGCTGAGGCAATCACTGAATACGCGATAGTCTCACTCAACACTGATGGTAAAGTAGTCATTACTGATGCCGCGACTGATGACAATGTTATTGGCGTTGCTCAACGTGCTTGCACTTCAGGCGATCCTGTAGAGGTGCTAGTGCATGGCCTCACTCGTGTGATTGCTGGCGAGTCCATCACATTCAACTCAACCCCAATCTTGGCGGCCTCCACTGATGGCAAGGTGCAGCCGTGTGAGTCAGGTGATACAACGTTCTGGCCTATCGCTAGAGTCATCCCAAACATCAACCAAACGAGTGCATCTGCTGGCGACCAAATCCGCGTGCTCTTCGTTGGCCCTACTTCACTTAATACCTAAGAGGTGATTCATGGCTAGTTCATATTCTAACCTACATCCAGTTGATCAGATCCTAACCAGTCTAGTTGTTGAGGCTGTGCCTAGTGATGATCAGCTCATTGCTGACAAGATCACAGAGAACATCACGGTACCCGAACGCTCAGGTACATTGCTTCTTGAAGAGACCCGTAACTTTATGGGCGCCGGTGCAGGGCTCGACCTCGAACGCGCGCCGGGTGCATCCCGTGCTGTGATTGGTGGCTTCGACCGCTCAAGCCAAACCTTCAAAGCTCGAATCTATGCGGCCTCAGATTCAATTGCAATGGAGGATATTCTAGACTCTCAATATCCAGGCAGTGAAGAACAGCGCATTGCTCGAAAGGTAGCGCGAGTTATGAAGCTCGCCAAAGAGAAGCGCTTTGCTGATGTGCTCTTTGACCCCGCAGCATTTGACTCCAGCTCGCCATCAACCAAGTTTGACGCGGTTGGTGGTGAGCCACTCACCTTCCTTCATGAGCTTAAGGATACAGTCTTTGCAGCTGCTCATGGGATCAACCCTGACTCAATGATTCTCGGCCGTGACGTGTTCAGAGCTCTAGCGCGAAATCCTGAAATCAGAGGATACGTTGGCTCAACATCAAACGGCTTGGCGGCCGGTAGCCGAATCCTCAACGATGAGGCAGTGCTCAGCGTTCTTCGTGATGTGCTTGGCATCCCTAATATTCACGTTGGACAAGCGCGCCGTGATACTGCTGTTCCTGGTGCAACCTCATCTGAGTCTTATATCTGGGAAGGTGAAACCATCTTCATGGGCATCCTCAAGGGCGCTGATGCAATTGTGCAGAAGAGCGGGAATGTCAAGGGAATGCCTGTTGCGGCTCTCAACTTTGAGTTTGGCTCAATGGTCGCCGGTCAATATGACAGCCTCGATAAAACGCGCCGTTATGTCTACGCTGAGGAGGTGCACCAGGTGAAGGCCATTGACTCAACCCTAGGTCACGTTGTGACAAACTGCTTGGCCTGATTAATGTTGATGCTCAGTGAGTGCGGCTGTGGAACTGCACGTCCAATACGTCTGTCAGAAGACGCTGACAAGAAGGCCATCGACGATCTTAACCGACAGGTCAAAAGCCAGCGTCCACCACTCAGTCAACTCACTAGAGCCAAGCGGGATCAGCTTATAGCTGAGGTATCCGCTGAGCGTTCATTTGAACGCGCTCTTGGGTCAGCTAGACAAGAGCTCTCTGATTTATTAGAGCTGGCCTTGTCGAGCAATGACCCTAGCCTCTTGCTCTCACTCGATGATCAACAGCTCTCAGACTTC